TTATAGCAGCTTTAAATCCATGCCCATGTAGTCCTCATGTTTGACCAAATTATAAACTACATGGGCTTTAGGTATTCTCTTCCCATCTTTTACAATAGTTTCTGCCTGTATTTCCTTAACCAATAGTCTAACTATTTTATATTTATCTTCAAAACTCAAATTATCTACTTTATCATGGTACATTTTAAGTTTGCTACACATATTATTTATAAGTTCATCTTCATAATTATGACTATCCAATTTTATCTCTATTGCATTTATAAGTTTTAATGCACTTTCTTCTTCTTTTCTAATATCTTTCAGCTGCTCTTCCAATTCTTCTTCTGTTATTAAATTTTTTCTAAAAAGAGTTAGTATATTATTTTTTTCTAGTTTTTTATTATTTAAAGACTTTCTTAATTTTTCTAAATCTCCCTCAATATTTTCACTTGTGACATTAGATTTATTCTTTACTTTTTTTATATAATTGTCATAATTTTTTAGTATAAGCAAACAATCCTTCCAAACTTCCTCTTCTATATCCTGCGTATTTATATTTATACTATTGCATTTAATATTCATTACTTTTTTATTTTCACTCCTTTTCCCAGAGCAAGAATAAACACAATTTTTATCTTTGTAGCTAATCCCGTAAAAACTTTTACCACAATGTTTACATTTTATTAGTCCACGTAGTAGATAATCTCTTATTTTAATATTCCTTTTAGAAACAATAATATTTTCTTTTTTTTGTTTTTGGACTTTTTCCCAAATTTCTTCACTTATTATTATAGGAACCTTTCTTAATATAGGTTCTTTTCTCCTAGTAGAACGTTTGCCGTACAAATGCACCCCTTTATAAGTTGTACTGCTAAGTATTCTTTGAATGCTACTAGAACGCCATTTGCCAGTTATTTTCTTAGTACGTTTCCCTTTACCCTCTCCACAACTACTAGGTATGTTTAGGTTGTTTAGATATACTGCTATATCTAAATTAGACATTTTTTCATTTATATATAAATTAAAAATATCTCTAATTACTTTAGCCTCTTCTTCATTTATTTCTAAATATCCATCATTATTAACTATGTATCCATATGGGACTATTCCGCCTAACCATTTACCTTTTTTAGCTGCTCTTGTAGCACCCATGAACGTCCTGTCTAAGATATTATTCCTTTCTAATTCTGCCATATTGAGATAATTTATAAACTGATATCTCCCCGTTGGAGTATTTAGGTCGAATGGCTCTGTTATACTAATTATTTCAATACCGTATTCTCGTAACACCTCAACTGCCTGCAATCCAGTCAAGGTATCACGACCGAATCTATCAACCTTCCAAACGATTATAATATCAAATAGCCCTTTTTTGGCGTCTTCTATTAATTTTTTACCGAATGGTCTATCATATAGGGGGATAGCTCCAGATATACCATCATCTAAGTACATATTGCAGACTTTAAAGTCTGCTTTAAAGTCTATATAACTTTCAAAAATCTCTACTTGATTTCCTATCGTTTCTCTTTTCTTTTGTTCATCAGAAGAAACCCTGCCATATAAAACAGCCCGTCTCATTACTTATCATCCCTTCTACTTCTTTGGCTTCTTATAGAATTTAAAGCTATATCAACAGCCATTCTAAGTTGATTTTTTTCATCTTTAGTCATTTCTATATCATCTAAAACTAATTCATCAGAAGTTAGAATCAAACTTATTGTCTGCTCTACATCTGTAACTATATATTCAACATTGTTTTCTGTTGCTAATAACTCATCAGAACTAACACCTAATGTATTAGCTATTTTTTCTACCGTAGCAGAATTTAGACTTTGCCTCTTCCCACTTTCTATTTGGCTTATAGTTGCAGCTCCTACATTTGCATCCTTAGCTAGCCTGTAGGCACTAATCTTTTTATCTTCTCTTATTCTTTTTATATTTAAACCTAAAATAGAGATATTATCACTCATATCCTTCACCTCATAGTATTTTTGTTTACGGAAATAGTTTATCATTTATATTACCTATAGTCAATCTAAAATATAGTTTTTTTGACAAATTATTTTCGTGAATGAAACTATAAGTAAAAATAAGGAAAATAAAGAAAAGTCAAAACAAATTAGAATAACCGCGAAAAATGAAGAAATTTGAAAGTTGAATACTTTCGTATTGTGAAATAAAATTTAATTAAGGTTTTCGAATACGAAAATAAAGGCGGTGAAAAAAATGAACTTACAAGAAATGATAAAAAGAAAAAGGCTAACTAATTATAAAGTAGCAAAGCAAGCAGAAATTGGGCAAGCAACTATAAGCGAATTGGTATCTGGGAAGAGAAAGGAGCCGCGGTATTCTACAGCTAAAAAAATAGCAAAAGTTTTAGGGGTAGAGGTTGAGGAAATATACAAAGCGGTGCAGGAGGAATAATTATGCAAGTTAAGACAGAAATAATTAATGGAAGAAGAAGATTAATTATAACTAAAGGAGTATCTGGAGTTGACAAAACTAAAGAAGCAGTACTAGCAGTGATGGGTTCAGAATGGGAATATGAAGATGATTTAGAGGAAGAAAAGGTTTTATAAAGCAAATGTATAGGACAAGCACTGGTTAAGCAGCATATCCCGCCAGTGCAATAAAAGGGAATGTGTAGGAACGGTATCGGAAAGAGCTAATAAATTTTAAAAAGAACATTTAGATTTAAATACATCTTGTATTAAGGTGTATAAAACAAGAAGGAGGACAGAAATTGAATTTAAAAATAAATGAAGAATTTAAAAATCTAATTCCACCTTTAACAGAGGAAGAAAAAACAGGGCTAGAAAAAAGCATATTAATGTTTGGGTGTAGGGACAAGATTATAAGTTGGAATAATACCATAATTGATGGTCATAACAGATATGAAATTTGCACAAAAAATAATGTAACATTCGAAATTCTTAAAATGGATTATGATTTCGAAAATGAAGAAGAAGTAAAGCAATGGATTATTAAAAATCAGTTTGCAAGAAGAAATATAAGCAGTTATCAGAGGTCAATTTTAGCTTTACAGCTTAAAGAAAGTATTTCTAAAAAAGCTAAGGTAAATCAATCATTGGCAGGAGGTGATAAGAAAAGTGAAGGTGTGAAATCACTTTCACAGAAATCTGAGGAAGCGATAAAAGAGAATGAAGAATCGGTTTTGGAAACATTACCAAAAGCGATAAACAATAAAGGAGAATCACTTTCGTCAACACTGGCAGAAACAGAAAATCAAAAAAGAAAAAGAGTAGAAGAACCTATAAATACTAGGGAAGAAATAGCTAAAATAGCAGGAGTATCAGGACGTACAATTAGCAAAGTAGAAACTATAGAAAAGGAAGCTCCAGAAGTAATTAAAGATGCAGCAAAGGACAACGTTATAAGCATAAACAAAGCTTATAAGATTACCAAGGAAGTTAAGGACTTAGAGGAAGAAGAAAAGGAAAACAAAGCAGAAGAACTGTTAAATAAACAGTATGAAGAGAAGGCAAAACAAATAGACAAAGAATCAAAGATTGCAGGTAAAATAGCTGATGCTATATTTGACATTCTGACGCTAAAAGTAGATGAAGAAAGAATTGGCTATTATTTAGAATACTCTCCTAAAGAGGATTTAGAGAAGCACATTAAAAGATGTGATGAAGCGATAGAAAAGTTAGAAGAAATTAAGAGTATTTTAAAAAATATGAATAAAATCAAGGTGGTGAAATAAGTGGCATTGGATAAAAGAATAAAAGAAAAAATTAATGAAATTATGAATAACAGACCTAACATTACAGTTGATGAACTTATGGAAATAGTAAAAGAATATGCACCAAAGCCAGACACAGAAAAGCTTATTAAACAAGAATATAGAAGAATGGCACAAAGAATAATAGCTTCTTATAGGGATGAAAAGGGAGTAAGGGAATGTTTTTCAGTTAAATCAGATACAGGAAATTTATATGTAAATATATCTAATACAAAAGATAAAGAGGACTTAAAAAAAGTAAGGCAACAACTATCTAAAAAGTATAGAGGACTAAACAATTCTTTAAGAAAAATTGACATAAGGGAGCAAATCTTAGATGGACAAATAACAATGGAAGAGTTAATGGAAAAAGCTGAATAGAAAGGGGAAAGTAAATTTGGGAATAGTTTTAAACATCAACACATTAGAAAACTGCTTAAAGTCCTATGGGGATATAAAAATTATAGATTTATTAATAAAAATTCTAAAACATAAGATGTACAGCAATATTGAAAAATATGGATTAAATGATGTAAGAACTATAAAAGTTAGCCAAGAACTTGATAGATTAATAGTCCAAGATATGAAACAAAAAAAAGAGTTCCCGAAGGAACCAAAATAAAAATTTCGCTAATTAGATTTTAAAATAAATTCAAAGAAAATGCAAATGGAGGAATCAGTATGAAAGAATTAAATATAAGTTCTGACAATGTAGTAATGGAGAGAAGTTCAACCTCATTAAGAATAAATGGTAAAGGCTTAGAAGAGTTGATATCTGAGATATTACCACAAGAAATGAAATCTTATAAAGGATATTCAGCAGGTATAGAATTAAACATCAAAATATATGGATTTGACCAAGACTTATCAATAACAACAACTTATCCAATAGAAGAAAATAAGGAGGACTAAAATGGCTGAAAATAAAGAAAAAAAATCAATGAATATATATCAGAAAAGACAAGAATGTATTGTAGGATTACAAAAATTAAAGCTTAAAATGACTGGAGAGAATACTTATTCCCACTATAAATACTATGAGTTAGGTGATTTTTTACCGCAACTTAATCAACTAATGAACGAAAATCATCTTGCCGCAATATTTAAGTACACCAATGAAGAAGCTACTTTAACAATAATAGATACGGATAAAATTGAAGATAAAATCGAGTTCTCGACACCAATTGAATTGACACAGCTTAAAGGTTGCAACGGTATGCAAAACATAGGAGGAACACAAACATTTGCTAGAAGATACCTTTATATCATGGCATTCGAAATTTCTGAACCAGACACATTAAATAATGCAGAGGTTGATGAAGAAGCTGAATTGAAACGTAAAAAAATAGACCCACTTAAAGTTAAAATAATAAAGGATTTAATTGAAAAATCTAATACAGATGAAGCTAACTTTTGTAAGTGGGCTAAAGTAAAAAAAGTAGAAGATATTACAAATGGTAATTTTAACACATGTATAGAAGTTTTAGATAAAGCAGTTAAAAAATATGAGAAAGAAAATAAAATAAGTGAAATTAATGGGGTGATTTAAATGAGAAAAATTGAATTAAATAAACAATTACCAGTTATTACAATGAATTTTGAAGAGGTAAAAAACTCATTAGCTGATACAGTAGAAAAATATAAAGGAATTATAGTTACTGAAGAAGGCTTACAGGATTGCAAAGCTACACAAAAAGAGCTTGCAGGATTAAGAATAAAAATTGATAATTACCGCAAAGAAATTAAGAAAGAAATGTCCAAGCCTATAGATGCCTTTGAGAATCAGTGTAAAGAACTAGTAAAGCTAATAGCAGATGCAGAAGAACCGATAAAAAAAGGTATATTAGTTTTTGATAATGCTAGGAGAGAGGAAAAAAGAAAAGTTGCATTAAGTATAATCTCAGAAGTCGCTAAAGAGCACCAATTAAGTGAAAAGTATGTTAATAAGTTAAATGTACTAGATAAGTATATGAACCTTACAGCGAAGCCAAGCGAAGTTAAAAAAGATATAGAACAAAGGATACTCATATTGTTACAAGAACAAAAGAGAGAATTAGAAATGTTAGAAATTATTAAGGACACTATAGAAAATGCTAATAAAGATATTAAAACGCATTTAAAGATAGAGGACTTTAAAAACTTAATAAACATGAATATACCTACCAATAAGATTATCCAAGAGATAAATAAGAGAGCTGAAATAATTAGAGAAGCGGAAAAGCCAAAACCAGTTGAAACTCCAAAAGTTGAGGAAGAAATTAAACAAGAGCCAGTAAAGCAACCAGTATCTATGTCTATAAGTCCAAACAAAGAGCATTTACCAAAAGAAAACCAAGAAGAGCCTTTATATTGTATAGAATTGCGTGTAGTTGGAACGAGAGAATATATAGCACAACTAGGTCAGTATTTAAAGGACAACAACTATAATTACACCAAATTAAAAGCTGGGCTTGTTAAATAGCAGGAGGTAATTATGAAAGATATAAAAGAGGTAAAAGAAAGAATAATTAACCTGCTAAATAGTACAGAAAGAAAAGGTATAGATAGAGTAATTAAATACATGGATGAAACAGACTTCTTTGTTGCACCTGCAAGCACAAAGTACCACGGAAATTATGACGGTGGGCTTGCAGAGCATAGTTTAAATGTGTATCAGCTATTTCAAGAAAAAAACAAGAAATTTGATTTAGGGCTATCAGATGATACAGTTACAATAGTTTCACTTCTACATGACTTTTGTAAAATTAATTTTTATAACAAACAAGAGTGCTGGAGAAAAAATGATAAAAATAGATGGGAAAGCTATGAGGGATATAAAGTTATAGATGATTTTCCAATTGGACATGGAGAGAAGTCAGTAATAATGCTTCAAAACTTCATAAGGCTAACTAAAGAAGAAATGCTAATGATTAGGTGGCATATGGGAAATACGGAACCTAAAGAACAGATGATGAATATAAGTAATACTTATAATTTAGTACCAGCAGCAGTAGCACTACACACAGCAGACATGGAAGCAAGTTATCTTTTAGAAGAATGCGTTGGACCAGGAGAACAACAACTAAAATTTAAGATTTAACGGAGGATATATATGAATAAAACAATACTTATAGGAAGATTAACAAAGGACCCAGAACTAACTTTTTTACCTGGCAATGGAACAGCAGTAGCAAGGTTTACATTAGCGGTTAATAGACCAAGACTTGATAAAAACAAGCCACAAGAAGCTGACTTTATCCAATGCGTATGCTTCGGAAAAAGGGCTGAAGCTATAGCAAACTACGTTAGAAAAGGACACTTATTTAGCGTTACTGGAAGGCTACAAATAAAGAAGTATGTCGATAAAGATGGCAATAACAGATGGAGTACGGATGTGCTGATAGAAGACTTTGAGTTCATACAAAGTAAAAATAGTGATGTAGCTACAGATAATATGAACACAACTCAAAATCAAGAGTATCAAGATTTAACACCGATTGATGATGGTGAAGATATTCCATTTTAAAAGTGTAAATTGATTAAAGTGTGAAAGAAGGTAATGAAAAAATGTATTTTTTAAGAAAAGAAAGTTGTGAAGTGACAATTCCAGAAATAAAAATGACTGATGGCACTGTAATACCAGAAAGAAAATACATGACAGAAGATAGAGCTTTATATAAAGCTAATGGTCGTTTTTATCGTAAAGAATATTCTAAACCACATCAAAGAGGATTAAAACTTTATAAAGTAAAAAAACTGTCTACTATCCTTGAACAAAGAGAATGCCTTTATGAATATTGCGGTGAATGGTTTGATGTATATGATGAAAATGGAAAAGTAGATATATTGAAAGCAAATGAAAAACGTGATGAAATAGACAGATTAATTGATGAGGGCGTTAGTGTATATGAAATAGCAGAAAAGTATGGTGGAGATTATTGTGTACAAGATTTTGGACTGAACAATGAATTATGCCATGAGGATGCAGATTGCAATAATTGTTGGAGTAAATGCTTAGAAAGAAGATTAAATGAATAGTCACATTTTGATTATTATATGACTTTTGAAGAGGTGAAAAATTATGTGTGTTAACTCTTGTTTATGCAATTCATGTTATAAGAAAAAGACTTGTTCTGATTGTGAATATATAAGTAACCATAAAGATACAGAATGTTATGTTGATGGCATTAAAGAATGTTCCAATTATGTAACTTGTAAGTTGCAATTTGATTATTAAGTGACATAAGAAAGAAGGTTAAAAATGAGTGGGTATATATTATTAGATGAAACTAATGGTGGAGGTTATTATTTAGGCAAAAAATATATTTTTCAAGGTTGCCAGTACCCTTGCTTTGCTAATTCTAAGGAGAAGGCTAAAGTATATAAATCAGAAAAAGTTGCTAATAAAGTAGCTGAAGAACTGAATTGGGAATGTGGAGCAAGATATGAGTTTGGAGTTTTAGAAGTAGATTAGTGCCGCCATGCAAATAAAGTACGACTAAATTGAAAGGAAGAATTTTATATGACAATTAGAATAATTTTTCATACTGGTGAAACTTATTTTGATATTAAAGGTTTTAAAAGCGTAAGCCACCTATTAGCAGAACACGCTGATAAATATAATCTCTATTTGAGCAAATATATTGTCACCACAAAAACTATGATACCAATAGCTGAGAAGATAGTAATACCCTTAACAAGTATAAAAATGTATTACGAAATATAGAATGGAGCGTTAATATGAGTTTAAAATGTACTGCTGATATAGACGAAAAGGATTGTTGTTGTCAAAAGGCATGTTGTGAGGAATGTGGATATGAAGATTGCAATGAAGGCTGTGTCATTTTTGAAACAATAGGTAGTTGTAGGAAATGTGATTTCTGCATTAAATAGTACATCTTACAAATAAATTGTGAAGAAGAGTCCTTTATTGGAAGAGTTATAAATTAGGTGTACTAGTTTAATGTGTAAGTAGTACAGTGTATGTGCTACTTACTAAGGAGGTTGCAATGCAAGTAATTATAGTGGAACCTTTTAGAAATTTTAAACACAGGATAAGAGTTACTAAACAGTATGAAAGAATGAAAGCAAAGATAGAAGTATTCAATCATTATTTATATATAGAATTTGAGGAAGGTGACTAATGTGAAAGCAGACTATACAGATTATATAGAGTCAAGAGCATTAGAAGCTGCATCTTACATTATTGGTAAGAAAGCAACTATAAGATGCACAGCAGAGAAATTCGGAGTAAGCAGAAGTACAGTGCATAGAGATGTGACAGAAAGATTATTTAAAATCAATCCAGGCATAGCAAGCGAAGTAAAAAGTGTACTAGATTTCAATAAGCGTGAAAGACATATCAGAGGTGGAGAAGCAACTAGAATGCTATATAGCAATAATTAGAGGTGGTTAAATGCAAATACAATATAAATTTACAGATACGGAAATAAATAAGCTGCTTAAAGAAAACTTTGTAATTTTATATGACACAAGGGAGCAGGTTAACAATCATGTGCTAGATTATTTTAATAAAAAGAATATAAAGTATAAAAAACAAAAAATTGACGAAGGCGATTACACAGCAATAATAACAAAAGAGCCTAAGATGGGAATTCATAGAGATTTATACTTTAAGGTGGCAGTAGAAAGAAAAAATAGTGTTGATGAATTAGCTAGTAATTTAGGAGAAAAGACTGAAACTAGAGATAAGGTAAGATTTGAAAGAGAGCTTATAAGAGCTAAAGCAAAAGGTATAAAAATGTTTTTAATAGTAGAAGAAGCAAGTGGGATGGAACATATAAGAGAAGGGAAATATAGAAGTTTATATCAACCAAAAGCCTTTATAGGAAGGTTAACAAGCATACAAGACCAATACCTCCAAGGAACGATATTTAATAAGAATGTAGATACTGGATTTCATATATATAGAATTCTTTATTACAGCATAAGAAATTATCTAAAAGAGCTTAGTCTAGATATGATTCAAGAGAATTAATATAAATCAAGCAAAGGAAGAAGGTGAGAAATTGGAACTGCAAGATATAGAGCTAAAAGAATTAATATCGCATGAAACAGGAGGAAAGTTTAATAGAGAGGGATATATTAAGTGTCCCTTTCATGCAGAAAAAACACCTTCTCTAAGCGTTAAATTCCATCCCGACATCAACAAGGAGCGATTTAAATGCTTTGGGTGTGGTGAAGGTGGAGATGCAATAGACTTTATTATTAAATATAAGGATTTAAACTATATACAAGCTAGAGAATATTTAGGGTTAGAAGTAGAAAAAACAAAAGAAGAAATTCAAATAGATAAAGTAAAAGAATATATAGATTGGGAGTTAAGCAAATTTAGAGAAAAACAAGAATTACTAGGTATGTTTACCTTTGTAGATAGCAGTAATAATCCAATTTACTATAAGGCTAAGTTTATGGACCATATCAAGGGACGGAAAGTATGCGGTTACTATCACCTAAAAGATAATAAGGTAATTGCTAAAAGAGGGGTTGAGGAGCTTCCATATAACCTATATAAGACGCTACAAGCTCTTAAAGATGAAAAGGTAGCAATTATAGTAGAAGGAGAAAAAGACGCTAATAAGCTTAATTCTATGCTTAAAGGAATGGACTTCCAAGCAACTAGCCTTAAAGGTGTTATAGATTATTCTATACTTCAAGGCGGAAGAATTTACGTTGTTGGAGATACAGGAAAAGCAGGAGAAAAATATAAATGGGAAATTCATAAACAGTTATTTGAAAACTCAGAGGAGTTTAGATTTATAAATCTTCCAGGAATAGAGTCTTTAGGAGATAACAAAGACGTTACTGACTGGATAGAAGTTGGGAATGGAAAAAAGGAATTACTAAATGCCTTCAATAGGAGTTTAGACCTAAAGAATAAATATGAATTACAGCAAGATAGTGGCGGAGTATATAAGACAGTTTACAGCAAGAAAGAGGATAAAGACGTAAAAATATATCTAACAAATTTCAAGGTAATAGAAGCTACTAGAATAAATTTTGTAGATGAAGACCAAGAGGGAGTTAAATTAATCCTTAAATCTGCTACTGGAGAAACCATTGAGAGGATAGGTTTTAGCACCGTTTTTGATGATACGAAAACTTTTAAAAACTTCCTAGGAACAATGGATTTAGCTTTTAAGGGAAAGGTTGATGAATTAACAGACTTAAAAGCATGGATAAACAGATATTTTGCACTAGAAAATGAAGAAATTCATGCAGGAGTTAGGTTTATAGATAGAAATGGATTAATTTTTATAGAAAACAACGGAGCTATAACTAAAGATAAAGTTGATTTAAATATTAAAAGTGATGGTAGAAATAATGCTGATGTTATAGAAGTTGAAAACATAACTAAAGATGAATTAATAAAATTAAAAAAGTATTTATTTAAGTTTGCTAGTTCAGATAAGTCAATAAGCATTATAGAAACTATAATAAATAATTTAGCAGTATATCAATGCCAAGAATTAAAGGAGAAGTTGCACCACTTGCTTATAGTAGGAGAAAGTGGAAGCGGTAAAAGTACAATTTTGGAAAATGTTATTGCACCAATACTTAATTATCCTAAAAAAGATATACGTTCAATAGGGTTAATAACATCATTTGCATTAACTAAAAGTCTTAGTGATGGCAATTATCCAATATTGTTTGATGAATTTAAGCCATCTTCTTTAGATAGATACAAAATAGCAAATTTAAGTGAAACTCTTAGAAACCTTTATGATAGAGCAACTATAAGTAAAGGAAACAAAAGCCTTAAAACTAAGGACTTTCAGTTAACTAGACCTATTATTATTGCAGGAGAGGAAAGCTATCCAAATCAGGAAAAAGCTCTTATAGAAAGAAGTTGTATAGTTTATCTTTCTAAAAGAGAGAGAACTGAAAAAAATGTTGAAGCTATGAAGTGGATACTAAAAAATGAAAATTTATTAAATAAGCTAGGTAGAAGTTTAATAGAAGTAATTTTAAATTTATCTTTGGAAGAATACAGGAAGTTAAGAGAAGCATCTGAAAAAAATATAAAGAACTTAAAAAATAGACCTTTGAATACTGCTATAAATATTTCTACTGGAATTATGATACTAAATAAGTTACTTGCCAAGCATAATATAAAACAAATTGCTGATTATGAAACTCATATAGTTTCTAATATTGAAAATGAAGTTTTAGACGGGGGTGGAGATACTTATTCAGCAGTTGAACAGATGCTGGTTTTATACAATAGCATGATTGAAGATGGTAGAGCTTTTGGAGCTGATGACGTTGTTAGATATAGAGGAGATGGAATTTTTATAAAGACAAGCGAAATGATAAATCAAATTCATGAGCATATCAATAAAGTCGGAGCGGATACAGTACCATTAAAACTAAAAGATTTTAGGAAACAGGCTCAAAAGGCGGGATACCTAGAAAGTATATCAAGCAAAGTTATAAAAGTAGGAACAAAGGCGGTAAAATTTGATACTTATAATGAAGATATGTTAAGAGAATTAAATGTAGAGTCAATTGTTCCTTCGCTTTTCCAGGAAGTAACGGGCGAAAACAAAGTAATTCCATTTAAATAAGGTTACCTAAATTTTAAAAAGGTAACCAAAAGGTAACTTTTAGGTAACCACGATAAATGGCATGGATACTAGCTTTACATTATATAAATATATATAGTTACTAAGTTACCTAAATATTATATATATATATATATATGAAAGAAGAATATATATTTCTTAATATATACGCACATTATTTTTCAAAAAAGGTAACCAAGAAAAAGTCATTGAAAAGTTAGTAATATCAATGGTTTACGTGGTTACTCAATAGGGTAACTAAAAAGGTAACCAAGAATTAAAAAAGAAGATAAAAAGTCTATCGAACATAGATATATCAATGCTTTACACAGGTAGATTGTAAAAATATAAGAAAACTAAAAAAACAAAATTTAGAGTAAAAAATGATAAATTTTAAAGAATTTAGTGTTTAAGGAGGGTAAATATGAGCTATAAAGAGCTTAAAAAAGCATATTCAAAAGAGCAATTAGCAGTATTTTTTCTTAAAGAGTATCTAAAATATGGAACGTTAGTAAAGATTGGGAATAAATATAATGTTTCGCACATGACTTTATATAAGATAATTAATGATAATTTAGAGTATATAGAGAAAAATCATATTAATTTACACAAAAAATATATAAGTAAAATAGAAAAAAATAAAAGGATAGGCAAGGGAAGAAAATCTTATTCAAGTAGTAGTTCTAATAAAAGACTTTTTAAATTACTAAGCAAAGAAATGGAAACATTACCTAAAGAAATTAGATATAAAGATTTCTTAGAGTGGTGCATTAATCATAGCACTGAAAATCTTACAGGTATACAGCTAATAGAATTAGCAAAGATAAATGGAGTAAAGGTGGTGGGGTAGGTAATGACCAGAGTTAAAGTAAACTTTAAGGAAGCGTATGAGGATAGATTAGCACAGGTTGATATAGATATAAGAAAAGAAGTAAGGAAAAAGAATTGGGCATTGGTGGATATGTTAAGAGCAGAGAGAGGAAAACTTGTAGATATAATTAACAGGATTAAGTAGGTGAAATTTATGGATTTATATAAAAAAACTGAACAATTACTAAATTCATATGTAGAAATGGAAGTAGAAATAGAAAATTCGCTATTAGAAATTGGAGAAATTAGAAACGATAATGATATAAGGGCTATTAATTTCAATGAGAAAAGTTCAAAAACAAATAAAGTTAATAAGGATGTAGAAAATAGAGTTGTCAATAAAGAAGATAGAATAAACTATTATCTAAATATAATAAATAAGAATAAAACTATAATTAAAAAAATAGAAAACTCAACTAAAGTATTAACTCAACTTGAAAAAGATGTTATAGAACTAAAATATTTTCATAATCCAATATTAAGTAGAAAAGAGATAAGTAGAAAGATACAGTTAACTCCAGCAGCTATAGACAAAATTAAAATTAGAGCAATTCAAAAGATGATGAAGTTCTTATAATAATACTAAATATTTAATACAAAAGTAATAAATGTGTACAACCAAAGTATTAAAGAAACGTGTTATTATAGTATCATAAAGAAATATTCATTAAGGCACTTACTTATGTAGGTGCTTTTTTATTCCCCTTTTATAGCACTTAGGATAATCTAGGTGCTATTTTTATATGTAAGGGTTAAGTTATAAAATGTTACATTGTAAAGGTAGGTGGAAGTAATGATATTAGATGAAAAGAAAATACAATGTATTGATTATATTATAGAAGGCTACACAATAACGCAGGTTAGTAAGCTTTGTAACTGTTCAAGACAATCAATCTATGATTGGTTAAAGGATGATGATTTTAAGAGCGAACTGGACAAACGCACACAAGAAATGTCAGTTGCAGGGAATAAGAAAATAGTTGCAGATGTAGATAAATATATAAATAAATTAAAGTTATTGGCACTGGAAGGTAAAAGCGAAAAGACACAGATAGAAGCACTTACTTATTTACTTAATAGGATATATGGGACTCCAACATCAAAGGTTGCTGATGTCACAGGAAACAAGGATAAGAGTGAAAATAACATTAATCTGGACGAAGAGCTAAAAGAATTTAAGAGTATAGAACTAAATAAGAAAACAAAATAAGAAAGCAAAACACTATTACGATTTACTATTATAAAACATTATTACCATTACAATTTACTATTATGATTTAATAATGTCGTTAAAGTTTGTTTTCACGACATTATATGTTGTTTTGCAATGGTGCATAAACCTAGTAATATCAACGGTTTACAATGGTTGTAGTTAATTAAATATAAAACATACATTTATTCATGGTAAATATTAGGTTAAAATAGTTGCTAAATAGTTAAAATGTTCATAGATTGTTCATAGATGATAGAGTTGGTATGGGGTGTTGCATAGGGTGTTATGTGGTATGCTGAGGGGTTTATTGTATTGGCATGTTACAGGTAAAGAAGGTAGTAAGTGAATTATCTTCTTTTTTTATGCAATTTTATACCCCCATCATTCTAAATTACAGCAGCAAGAAATTCATGGCGGCGGGCTATACAATTTTTTCTATATTTTTTTAAACTCAAGAAAAGAGGTGAAAAGAGGTGGTAATGTGAAATATGACAACATAGAGTTTGATTCCAACGATCATTTTAATAGGTACTTATTGTTTAAGTATTTATCTTTAGAGTATATTGCAAACGGAGCTACAGAAGAACAAGCAAAAGAATTAACAGAGCAATTAATAATTAAATATAAGGACAATTTATTTGGGTTGAATGGATTAGCATATGCCCTAGGAGAGCGAAACTTCGAGTTCTACTGTGTTTACTTTCTACAGGATACATTTATACCGAAAGATGATAATGTGGCTAGAAACTTAGCACAGGTGCATTTAGACATATGGCAAGAACTACAAGAAATGTTTGTAGAAGATAAGTGGGATAAAGAAGAATTTATATTACCCAGAGGTTGTTCTAAAACTACTATTATAAATAAAGCTTTAAGTTGTTATTCGCATTGCTACAAGAAAAGTAGATATTCTATTATTCTAGGTAACAAAGAAAGTGATTCAGTACAATTTATTGCGGATACTAGAAAAATGCTAGAAAATCCTTATATTGTTAAAGCATTTGGAAAGTTAATAGATGGGAAAAGTAGAACCCTAAATAAGCAAGAGATAGAGCTAACTAATAATACTAAAATACAAGCTTTTTCATGGGGGTCAAGTGTAAGAGGTACAACTTATGGTTGCTCAGATGGTATCTTTAGACCTTCAACAGTTATATGTGATGATGTTTTAAGTGAGGAAGATATATTATCTGATAATGCTAAAGAAAAAGTTATAAATAAGTTCTATAAGGAAATAGCAGAGGCTGGAGATACCGAAGTACTAAGGGATGGTATAAAAATAAAGTCTGGTACTAAGTTTCTTGTTATTGGAACTCCTTTGGCTCCTGATTGTTTTATAAATACTATTAAATTAGATTCTACATTTAAGGTATTTCATAAAAAAGTTTGCGATTTTGATATAGATAAATATTTTGATGAAAATAAGTATTGGCAGCATTATAGAAAACTTCTTCTTAACGATAAGATTGATAAAGAAGATAAAGATTTAATGCTTAAAGAATATTATTTAAAACATAAAAAAGATATGATTTTCACTACTATTTGGGAAAAATATCAATGTGACCAATTAGCACAGAAGTATTTTACTAAAAGAACAGCATTTATGCAGGAGCTTATGTGCGATTGTCAAAATATAGGTGAAAAATGGTTTAAATCTATTAGAATACAAACATCTAAAGAAATAGAAAGTCATACGTTTATTAAAACAATGTTAGCAATAGACCCTGCTAGTACAACGACTAGAAGTTCGGACTATTCATCTTTTACAGTTGGTAGTGAAGCTGATAATGATTTTATTTATATTAGAAAAGGTATAATAGAAAAATTAAGTTTTAATGATTATTGTGATAAAGCAATTGAATTATTAAAAAGATATAAGGATATTACCCATGTTTATATAGAGAAGAATACATACCAGGGTGCAGATGTTATAAAGATTAAAGAGTTAATAGAAAAGGATAATGAATTATTCAAAAGAAATATTGAGTTTATAAATGAAATGCAACGTAAAAATAAAGATGATAAGATATCCTCTATAGTTGATGATGTTAACTTTGGTAGGATTATTTTTAATGAAGAAGATAACGAATTCACACAGCAAATAAAAGATTTTAGTGGGCAACATTATTCTTTACATGATGATGCTCCGGATTGTACTGCTGAATGTGTTATTAAATTAAAGTCTATAGAAATACGCAATAAAAAACTAGTTACATCACCATTAAGTATATTATTCTAGGAGGTGATATATTTGGATGAAACAGTAAAGAAAATGTTGGATGAATTAGATAGTAAGAAAGACCATTACCAAAAATTATTAGATTATTACAATGGCAAACATAGATTTATAAATAATTTTGACTTTGGAGATAGTAACCAACCTCAAAATAGAATATCTATACCATACCCACGTAAGATTATAGATTTCTTGCATGGGTATTTTTTAGGTAAACAAACGATATACAGTTCAAAAATAGAAGAAGATTCTTTTCTAGCTGAATTAGACCATTGTTTTTTAGAATGGGAAGAGTTACATAATAGTAACCTGTATAAGAAAGCAAGTATATTTGGTAAGAGCTACGAATTAGCTTATGTAAATAGCGAAGGTGAGTTTAGGTGTACAAGTTTCAGTCCGCTGGAAATGACGGTGCTGACAGATGGAACTACTGAAGAAAATGTAGTTAAAGCTGTACGGAGATATAAACTTCAATATAGTGATATTGAATATATAGATATATATGATGAAGAATATATTACTTCGTACAAACTGGACAAAGGTGAGTTAAAAGAAATAGATAAAAAAATAAATATATTTGGGGTATGTCCTATAAGGATATTAAAAAACAATGACTCTGAACAGGGGTCTTTTGAGCAGGTTATACCACTGATTGATAAATATGACCTTATACACTCTCTTAATTTGAACGAAATTGAGTATTTTCGTAATGCTTATATGCTTTTAGAAGGAATGGATGGTACTGAAGATGAAGAAATTAGAAAAATGAAAACTAACAGGGTGCTTAAAATCCCAAAAGATACGAAAGCGGATTTTTTAGTTAAAAAAATTGATGGTCAGTTCTTAAAAGATGAACTTGAAAGAACCGAAAAGGAAATTATACAGCAATCTAATATAGCAATGTTAAGCACTACACCATTACAGTCTAATGTTTCAGGTAGTGCATTAAAGACAAAGCTAACTGAAACAGAAAATGTAGTTTCCTACACAGAAGCAATATTAGAGAATGTTATATACTGGAGATTAAAACTACTATGTAAATTTTATAAAATCAAACAAGGAAAAGATTACACCTATAAAAATATAATTATGACATTTACCAGAAATGTCCCTGCGAACTTGAAGGAAATAGCTGATATCATAGGGATATTAAGTGGACATGTTAGTAACCAAACCCTCATAGAGCAATTACCATTTGTAGTCAATCCAGTAATGGAAATGCAGAGATTAAACAAGGAAAGAGGAATAGAGCAAACTCCAGATGATGTTAAAAATCTTATAAACAATGCGTTGAGTGATAAAGATGAACAACAAGAAAATTAGTAAAGATATTTTAAAACAGTTTGTATATGTACTCAATATTGCAGAGGATAAACTAAATGAACTACTAAAAGGTTATGATAATACACAGGAAGAACTAGAAAAGCTAATTTATTATGCTTATAAGAATTATTCTATTGAAAATACAGATGAAGAATTAAATTTATATGAAATAAAAAAATATGATAGAATTGATAAGATTGATAAATCAGTAAGTAATATAACAAAAGAATTAAGTAATACAGAAGTCTTAGCAATAACTATGCTGCTTAAAAAAACTTACAATGAAAGCTTTAATAGAAATATCTATGTATTGGAGAATAATCTCAAAATTAATGCTGGAGTAGCATTTATGAAAATACCTAAGCAGGTAATTCAGAATGTTATAGAGTATCCTATAGAAGGCTTAACTTTTAGTGAAAGGATATGGGCTAATCAATTCAAGCTAAAAAACAATCTTAAATCTTGTATAGTTGATGGAATTGTTAAAGGTAAAAACATTAGAACATTATCTAAAGAATTACAAGAAAAAATGGATACAGGAAGAGATAATTGCAGTAGGTTGCTTAGAGATCAAGTTGCTAGGGTATGGGATGCAGGGCAACAGAAAGCTTGGGAAGAAACTGGAGTAGTAGAACAGGTAATCTGGATTTCTACATTAGATGGGAAAACTTCTGATACGTGTAGAAATTTAGATGGTGAAATATTCGATTTAGATGATGCTCCAGATTGTCCGGCACATGTAAATTGCAGGAGTTGTAAAGCTCCATACTTCAAAAGTATTATTAAAACTAGATTTGAGCAACAAAATAGGAAAATAATCCAATATGAAAATTACGAAGAATGGACTAAAGATAACACAACGTAGGTAATTTTATTGTATCTAAAGTTTATTAATAAGGGGATATGAGTATATGGCAACTTTAAAAAGTACAATAGTAAATTGTGATGAATGTAATAAGGATTTTAAATTAAAGCAAGGAAGAATAAGGACAGAAAATATTGCAGAAGGAATTGAAAGAACCTACTTTAAATGTCCATACTGTAAGAGTAAATATATTGTAATGTATCAAGATAAAGAAGTAAAAGAGAATTTAAAGGATATGGACAATATTAAAATAAGAGTACAAGAACTATTAAAAGAAAAGAAAGATGTAAAAATTTTAATAGAAAAATATGAAAAATTATATTATAGAAATTTAGAAATTTCTAATAAGTATAAAGAGATTTATGGGGCATAGAGATATGTCTTTTTTTATTTTACAAAATAATTATGAGGGATTTAATGAAATTACTATAGTTTAAAATAGGGATTTTTAAATAACTCAATTAGGAGGTATTTTAAGTGGAAAATTTAAATAATACTGAGGAAACTCTTGATAATCAACAGGAAACTCAAAATAATGAAAATAAATTTGATATAAATAAAATATTAGAAAATGAGCAATTTAAGACTTTTATACAATCTTATTCTGATAAGAGAGTAAGTGAAGCAATAAAAACAAATGAAAAGAAATGGCAGAATAAATTAGAAGATGAAAAGAAAAAAGCTAACATGACAGCAGAGGAATTACAAACAGAGAAGGAAAGAGAATTAGTTGAAAGAGAAAGAAAAATACAAGAATATGAGTTAAAGCTAAATAAAATTGATTACTTTAAAGAGAAAGGATATTCCTTAGATTTAGCTGAGTATGTTACAGGGAGTTCTATAGAAGAGCTGGGAGGAAATGCAGATAAGCTAAATGAAGTAATTAATAAGCTTGTAGAATCTAAAGTGCAAGAAAGAATAAAATCTAATTCTTACACTCCATCACAGAACAAGGAAAATACAAATAATAACAAAAGTGATTTTATAAATGTAATTAAAGAAAATCAAGTTAAGAGATAAATTAAAATAAAATTAATAAAAGGATGGTAAATAAATATGGGAGATACAACATTTTTAAAGGATAATTTACAAGGATTTGTTCCTACCGAACAGGCACAAGGAATTATGAAAGATGTGGCAAGAGGAAGTTCAATTTTAAGACTTTCCAAAGTTGAGCCAATGACAAGTGAAAAGAAAAAATTCTCTATAATGACAGAAGGTGCAGGAGCTTACTGGGTAGGAGAAACTGAAAGAATTAAAACTTCTAAAGCAGAATGGATATTTCCAGAAATGGAAGCTAAAAAATTAGCAGTTATAATTCCAGTTACAAAAGAAAAATTAAGTGATACAACTATAAATGTGTTTGAAGAATTAAGACCAACCATTGCAGAAGCTTTTTATAAAGCAATAGATGCAGCATGTTTATTTGGTATTAGTTCTCCATTTAAGAAAAATATTTTTGAAGTTGCTAATACAGCAGGAAATAAAATAGTATTAGGTACTAATAAATCTTTAGATTTAGATGTTTCTGATACTATGGCTTTAGTTGAAGATGAAGGTGAAGATATAAACGGATTCGTAGCACATTATGGGCTTAAAAATTCTTTAAGAAAATTAAGAGATGCTAATGGAAATGCACTATTTGTTCCAGGAGTAAACCAAAATGAATTATATTCTAATCCTATAGAATTTAGCAGGAATGGTGCTTTTGATAAAACTAAGGCTGAATTAATAGCAGGTAATTTTAATTATTCTCTAGTTGGTATTAGAGAAGGTATTCAATATGAAATATTAAAAGAAGCTACTTTGCATACTGTAACAATGGCAGATGGTAAGCCATTATCTTTAGCGGAGAATGATATGGTGGCAATTAAGGCAACTATGAGATTAGGGTTCTTACCTATAAAAGATGAAGCATTTTCTTTATTAATTCCAAAAGCAGGGGAATAATGATATTTAACATTTAGAGGGCAATCTAAGCCCTTTTTTTATATAAGAAGGTGATTTATTTGAAGGAATATACAGATGGGAAAAGACAAATATATGCTACAGATAAGGCATATAAAGTAATTTATAAAGGACAAGGTTTTAAAGAAGTTAAGAAAAAACTAGAAAAAGAGGTGGTAGAAAATGCTGACGATACAGAAAGTAACGACTCTACTACAATTAGAAGAGGAAGAAAATCTAAATAATTATATAGAAGCGGTAATCCCTTGTATAGAACAGTTTGTAAGGGATTATATACACCTAAAAAAAGACGAAGAAATACCTATAGGTTTAGAGTTAACAATGTGCAAGATGATTGAATATAACTTAACAGATGCAGGTATTAAAAGAAGAAAAATTAAAGATGTGGATATAGAATTTAATACAGACTATCCAGATAGCATTTATAAATCCTTAAATAAATATATAAGATTGCAGGTGGTTTAAATAAATAGAGCTAAAGTAGCAAGGGAAATTTATAATAGTTTTAAGAATCATATGCAAGAAATAGAAATATTCAGAAATGGATTAAATGAATATAACGAAAAAATAAATGATTTATATGTTAGTACAATAGAAGGATACTATTCTTTAGGTAAAAATTTAATTAGTATAAATTATACTGATGCAGGAGCAATAAACAAAAATTACAATGAAATGCTAAGTGTAATGATTACAGAAGATAGCAAAAAAGTTAAAAAAGATGATTATTTTTCTTTAGACGATATAAAATATAGAATAATTAATATACAAAATGTTGAAGGTGTATATATGGATTTAACTCTGGAAAGGGTGTGATTTTATGGATTTTAATTTTGAGAATGTAGTGGAAGGATTAGCAAAATTAGAGATAGATACTAAATATAAATTAGATAAACATGCAGAAAAAGGCGGAGCTAAGATGGAAACTTATGCAAAGTTAAACGCATCTTGGCAAAATGATACAGGACAGGCTAGGAGGACATTAAAAGGCGGTAAGGAATGGAGTGGAAGCGATAAAGTGAACATTTATATAAGTGGTAATGTGGAATATAGTCCATATTTAGAATATAAGAATGATGGAAGATATGCTATTTTAAAGCCTACTGTAGATGCTCTATCTAAAGAAATATTAGAAGGGTTTAAGATAGGGTAATGGCTACTTTAAAATATAAAAATAATGGATTAACAAATAATGTAGAGCCACAAACACATTATCAAGAAATCTATTTACATCTTAAAAATAAAGGGTTTGATGTATATGCTCCAGAACAAAAGCGTGATAAATGTATTAATCCTTACGTGGTTATTAAAGAAAATGGACAATTCGCAATGAATAGTAATGTTAATGGATATAATTTAATTCAGATATTTTGTTATTATCCAAAAGACCAATATAGCCAATTAGAATTCTATGTAGAGAATATAAAAACTGAATTAAGTAGTATAGATTTTTTAAGGAGAACAGGAAATCAAAGTCCTGTTATTTTTATGTCAGAAGTACAGGCATATATGCAAAGCATAGAATATCAAGTGTTTATTAAAATAAAATGAGGTGATTAAGTATGTCAGATGAAAAAACATTGGTAAATGTAGTTAAGGTAAATTTTATTGATGAAATTACAAATGTAAAGCATGAAGTTGAAACGAGTGATGAAATAGACATTGAGCCTATAAAAAGCGAAGGAAAAAGAGATATTTTACGTGTTAAAAATACCATTTATGGTATAAATGAAACTGAAGATATCGTTATAGGCTATAAATTAAAAATGAAAGATAACTTGTTTAATTTAAAAACAATGGCATTAATAGATGGTGGCACTATTGTTAATGGCAAATATGAAGGTACTGAAGCAGGTAAAACGGTAAAAAGGCATCCATTTACTATAGAAATATTCACAGAAGAAAAAGACTATAGTAGAACAATAGGATATGCTAAATTTACTTATAAACATTGTAAAGGAAAACCATCTAAGTATAAAATAAAGGATGGAGAATTCATGATTCCGGAGTATGAGGCAGAGTCTATACCTTTCCGAGGAGAAAAACCAGTAGAAATAGAATTCGTTAATACTATAGATGAAACAACCCCAGAAGAGCCGGGAGGTGTTCCAATAGAAGATATAGGAGTCCCAGGGGGGAAAATAGAGGATAACAATACAGATGTAGGAGTATCTATAACAAATAGAGTAGTATGGAATTTTAAAGATGCAATAAATCAAGATGATGTTACTAAGGAAAACTTTACTATAAAAAGAAAGTCTGATAATTCTGTAGTTCAAGGGAATGTAACAATAGATACTACTAAGAAAATAGTAACATTTGTGCCAAATTCTTTAACAGTGGATACTACATATGTTGCTATAGCTAAAGCGGTAAATAAATTAGATGGTAGTGGAAAAACTACTGCATTAAGTACAGAATTTAAAACTATAAAAATAAAATAATTGGGGGAATATAAGTGGATAATTTTAAAATAACTACAATAGAAGAATTAAAACAAATGGCAGAATATGATGTGATAGAATTACCAAAGTTTAAAGTTGGGATACCTTTTAATGTAAAAGTTAAGAGAGTATCTCTTTTAAATTTAGTTAGAAAAGGTATTATTCCTAATAAATTATTAAGTGCTGCTGAAGAATTATTTTATGGTAAGCAAAGCTCTAAAGGTAATGTAGATTTGGCACAACTAACTAATGTTATGTTTATAATGGCGGGAAATGCCTTAGTTGAACCTTCTATAAAAGATTTAGAAAGCGTAGGATTGGAATTAACAGATGAACAAATAGTGGCTTTATTTAATTATACACAACATGGGGTACAAGAATTAGAATCCTTTCGTAAAGAGTCAGAGGATACTGAGCATAATAACAATGGCTAAACAGTATAAGCAAAGACCGAGCGAAATAATAGGATTAAAAAATGATTATGAAGCGTTTTGTTTTGATGAAGCTTGCACTTATATACTTAGTAATATGCAAAATGAAGATAGTCCTAGACCGAAATTTATAGATGATAAACAAACAAATAAAAATAATAACAATGATGTAATAGAGTGGTTAAATGCTAATAACAAAAATTAGTGTTTAATCATTTTTTATTCCCTAAAATGGGGAGGTGATAGCATATGTCAATCGCAGTAGGAACCGCAGTAGCATATTTGACACTGGATAGAAGTGGCTTTAAAAATGGGTTAAAAAGTGCAGGACAAGATTTAAAGGCATTTGCAACTGGTACAGGTGGAGCAGAAGAAAGGGTAAATAGTTTAGGAAATGCACTAACATCTACAGGAAAAGCTATGGCTAAACCATCCATTGCAGCAGGTGGATTTTTAACTATGGCAACTAATACTGCTATGGGTTTCGAAGAACAGATGTCCAAGGTTCAAGCTATTTCCAATGCTAATGGAGAAGATATGGCTAAACTAAGTGATTTATCTAGGAAAATGGGGGCTGCAACTAAATTTAGTGCGAAAGAAGCAGGACAAGGTTTAGAATACATGGCTATGGCAGGATGGGATGCTGAACAAATGATGGATGGATTGCCTGGAGTTTTAGACCTTGCAGCTGCTAGTGGAGAGGAGCTAGGTTTAACTTCGGATATCGTAACGGATGCACTAACTGCGTTTAATATGACTGCCAAAGATGCAGCCTATTTTGCTGATTTATTGGCAAGTGCAAGTAGTAGTTCTAATACTAATGTAGGAATACTTGGAGAAAGTTTTAAATATGTTGCTCCAGTAGCTGGTGCTCTTGGCATTTCTGCTAAAGATACAAGTTTTGCATTAGGACTTATGGCTAATGCAGGAATTAAGGGGAGTGCTGCTGGTACTGCATTGAGAAGCTCTTTAACAAACCTAGCTAACCCTTCAAAGAACATGAGAGAGGAAATGGAAAAACTAGGTATAAGCCTTACAGATTCAAATGGAAATGTAAAAGAGGGAAAAGTTTTATTTGATGAACTTAGGCAGAAATTTAGTAAATTAACTGATGCTGAAAAAGCACAATCAGCAGCTGTAATATTTGGTAAAGAAGCTATGAGCGGAATGCTAGCTGTTATAAATGCTTCTGATGCTGATTATAATAAGCTTTATGATAATTTAAATAAAAGTGAAGGTGCAGCTAAAAAGATGGCTGATACTATGCAAGACAATTTAAAAGGGCAGTTAACAACACTAAAAAGTGCATTTGAAGAATTACAAATATCTTTAGCAGAATCTGTATTACCAATTTTAAACAAGATAGTTAAGTTTGTAACTAATTTAGTAAATGCATTTAATAGTTTACCACAGCCAGTTAAGAGTGCTATAGGAATAATAATAGGTAGTATTGCATTACTAAGTCCAGTGTTTTTAGTTTTAGGTAAGTTAGTAAAAAGCGTAGGAAGTGTAATAGGTATATTTAAAAAGTTATCTGGGGCAGCTAGTGTATTTAAAATGTTACCTGCTCTAATTACTCCACACACTTTAATAGTTGGTGCAGCTATATTAGGAATAGGAACTGTAGTTTATCAAGTTATAAAACATTGGGATAGTATTGTAGATGCAGCTAAAGATTTTGGTAAAGCTATAGAAAATATTTTTAAAAAAATAGGAAATGTAATAGGCACAATTGTAAAAGGCTGGAAAATAATGATAGGAGGCTTTGTAGACTGGATTAAAAATATAGGTAAAAGTATAGTAGATGGATTATTAGGTGGAATAGGTAAAATAAAAGATAAAGTTGTTAATGCAGGTAAGAACATAGGAAATGGAATTAAAAATGGATTTAAGGCGGTATTAGGTATAAATTCACCTTCAAAGGTATTTGCAGGATATGGAGCAAATATAGGTGAAGGACTAATACAAGGTATAGATAAACAAGAAGATGATATAGATAACAAAATAAAAGGATTAGGTGATGTAAAACCAGAATTTGCAGAACTTAATAATTTAGCTTTAAGTGGAGCTTATGGCGGTAGTTATGGATTAAGTAATATAAGCAATAGCAGCAACAAACAATTAAATTTCAATCCTAACATAACTATGCATGTAAGCATAGCCGATACAGGAGCAAAAGGAACAGAACAATTAACACAAGAATTAAAGGCTATGAATGAAGTAGCAATAAAAAATAGTATGGTAGATTTATTTATGCAAGATGCAATAAGAAATTAGGGGGTGGCTTAATTGGAATTTAATCTACAGCTTAAATATGATGATGGTATTAATACAGGGGCTATAATAACCAATTATAAGCCACCTGTCCCTGCTCAAACAAGAAAGGGAAATAAAAGTTTAACAGGGTATACAGTATTTCAATTACCAGTAAAAAGTGATACATTAATTAAATTTAGTGTAGCTTTTGAAACACATACATTAGAACAAATTAAAAGATTTAAAGAGTTTAGAAATAAGTATACAGAGAGATTTATATTTATAGATGAATTTGGTACAGAGTACAGAGGATATTTTCAAGGTAATTTTGATATAGACACCCCTATTGAGGGAGATATTTATTATATGTCCATAGAAATGTTATGCCCATGCCCTATAACTGGTTGGGAGAAAGGGTTGGATAATGGATTATAGAGTAGAAATATACAAGAAAAATACAGGTGAAAAAACGGAATTTAAAAGAACTGTGCTATCTTTATCTATAGATAGAAGGTTAAATATGCAAACTGCAACCGCCAATGTGATTATAGATAATGGTAATAATGTAGATTTATTTAATTTTGCAAGTGGTGAAGGCATTATAGATAATTATAATACAGTAAAAATTTACATAGATAATAAAATACAATTCACAGGAATAATTAAAAATTATAATGTTAACGAAGATAACAGAACCATTGAAATATCTTGCAGTGATATAAATACAAAGGTTCTTAAAGCTATTGATGATGGAAACCCTTATGTAACTTACAACAGCATAAAATCAACTGATATGATAAAAGATTTGGTGCATAGAGCAGGAATAGGAAGCGTTGTAATAGATATAGATACAACTAAGGATTATATAATTAAAAATTTAAAAATACAGTATGATACACAAATTTCGGATGTAATAGATGAAGCATTAGCAACTTTAGAAGCTAGAGCAAGAATATTAAAAGATGGAACTTTTAAAGTAGAAAAATTGTATCCGCATTACAAAGCAAGTGATGTAGAAAATAATATAAATTACAATTGGTATTATGAGGACTTTATAAAAATTAGTAGTGCAAGTGGTAAGAGAAATACAGAAACTTTATATAATAGGGTGTTAGTAAGGTACAACGAAAAAACTTACAATGTATTTGAAGAGCCACGAATGATTGAATATTTAGGTGGAGAAAAGAGATTTAAAGAAGTGGATAGTCCTTTAAGTGATACCTTAGATAAACGACAAATAGTTGCTAATAGATTTTTCTTAGATAATTGGAGGGAGAATACTAATTTAGATGTAGTAGGGACTAAGGGAAACCCAAACTTAGATTTAGGACAAATAGTGAGATTGAAATTAGATAATATTCTAGGACATTATATGATAACAGGCATAAAAACAGAATTAACAGCAGATGGTAATTATATAGACCAAATTTCGTTTGATGGCATGAGAGAAAGTAAAAATATAGCAAAGTTAAGTGATGGAAATTATACCTTGAAAGAAGGTGAATAATATGCGACAGAATGATTTTAGAAAGCCAGTCGTATATATTTTAGACCAAGAACTTAGAAAAAGAGATTTAAGAAATAAAATAAGACTTGATGGAGAAAAAGAAGAATATAAGGGTGACTTGCCACAATATCCCTGTAGGCTTGTGAGGGATGAAAGTAAAAAGGTAATTAAATGTATATATGCAGAAAATACAGGACTACAATGGGAAGAAGAGCTTATAAGAAATATAGAAGGTAAAGTATATAGAATAAAAACCACTTATCCAGATGGTAACTTTAAAACAATAGAGCTGTTTAAAAATATAGATGGTAAGGTAGAAACAATAAAATATGTATAAAGGCAGGTGTTAAATATGAGCTTACCTAGTTATGTAATTAACTTTGATGAATTAAGCAATTTAATAAAAGACTACTTGCAAAACGGTATAAATGTAGATGTAGGGAATGTAATAGTCAACACAGAAGATATTGAAAGATTGTTGAAGGATATAGGAAATAAAATACAAGGTGTTGGCTATGATGATTTAATTGAAGCACTCAATGCTCTAGGTGTTAAAATTGATGGATTAAGCGGTAATTTAGGCATAAGTGGAACTCAAAAAATCTATGGTGAAATGCTACAGATACCAGCAATTAAAGGACACCATATAATAGAATTTATAGTGCCTAAAAAGGGCAGAATTACAGGAATAACTTATTCTCAATCTAGTTGGGGATTTGAAGACTCATGGAATTTAGTTGTAAGAGAAGAAGAATTGTTTAATAACATTACGACTAAAGAGTATGGAGAGCATAAACATTTTAATGTATTCTATCCAGTTACAAGTGGAGATAAAATAAAGTTTATATTTAATAACGAGAGTAGCTCTTCAAAAGTTTTATGGGTGGATTTTAATATATTGGAGGATTAACTATGAGCTTACCTAAATATATTATAAATTTTAATGAATTAACAGATGATTTAAAGGGAAAAACACTTGAATTAATAGATGATGAATTAAAAGATAAGTGTCTGCAACTTAGCACACACAATATTGAAGGACTTCTTGAAGATTTAAAAGAGTCACTACCTAATGCAAAGTATGAAGGGCTAAAAAATAAGATAGACAAATTAATTCAATATACGTATGAAGGAACACAAAAAATAAAGAGTAAATTATTAGATATACCTGCAATAAAAAATAATTATAATGTAGATTTTATATTTGATAAAGATGTGTTTTTAACAGGAATACATTTTAACCAAACTGGGTGGAAAAAAGAAGATAGATGGAACTTAGTAGTAAATAAAAATAAAATAATAGATGAAAGCACCATTAAAGAAATAGGTGAGCATAAATACTTTAACACTTACCATAAAGTAAATGCTAATACACCTATTTCTTTTATTTTGCACAACAATAGCGGCAATAGTAGACAGGTAATGATAGATTTGGAGTATATAGAAGGAAAGGATTCTACCATAATAGTAGAGCAGGAAGTGACAACAATAGAAGATATTCCTAACGATTGGGATATAGCAGTAGTTATGCAATGGGAAGAAACAAAAGCTGATTTAGATTTACATGGAGTTATGGGAAACACACATGTTTATTATGGTAATAGACAGGAAAATAGTTTATTCCTAAATTTCGATTATAGAGAGCATATAACGAACAATAACCCAGAGATATTAAGTGTTAAGAACAAAAATAAAAAGTTAGATGTCTATATCAATAACTTTAATGAGGTAGAGTTAAAAGAAACAGTAAATATAAAGATTTATAACAAAAGAAAACATAGCAATAAATTACTTAAAGAATTCGCAATTAAAATAGGTAGAGATAAAAAAATAGCTTATGGAGTATGTGAAATAGACTTAAAAACACTAGGAATAAGAGAAATTAAAGATAAAGATATTAAATTATTGGGAGGTAGATAAAATGGCAAGCAAAGATAATTTTTACTATATAGAAGGTAGTTGTCAAGTGAAAAATTTAGTTAAGACATTAGTAAAAGAAATAACGCAAGATGCTGGAATTTATAAATGGGATTTAGTTTATCCTAAAACTTTAGATGAAATTGGAAGTACAGCAGAAGAAAAAGAAATAAACTTAATTACAGATGATAGTACAACTGATAAAATAGAAACTAAATTTATAGTTGGAAGTAACAATGATACTTGTATAATAAGTACAACAACAACATATGGGAAAAAGTTTTATGTAAAAATAGATAGAGAAAAAGCAGATTTAACTAAAGAAGAAAAACAGGCTTTAGTTAATTTTAAATCTTTACACAGATATTCTATAGGTAATGGCAGCTATGGAACAAGAACGGATGCACAAGTATTAGAAGTTATGGCAGGAGTGAGTGAAAAATGGACTGGAACTGGAGATTATAACACTTATGTTAGTGCAATGACAAAAACTAACTCTATAAATAATATAAGGCTACAAATATCTGATAAATTAAATAAAGATGGTACTGATTTAAATATAACAAAAGATGTGCAAGGAAAATATAATTATAGGTTAGCTTGGTATAGAAAGTTACAACCAGAAATAAAGGATTGGTTACCAGTTCAATATTGGATTAATATTACTAAAGATAGTATAAATTTAGTATTGCGTGGAGATCCCTCAGCCGATATGCACCCATATGAAAACTATCTAACATCTTATGCTTACATTGGAGCACTAAAACCAATAGAAGATAGTGCTACAACTGATGACCAATATAATTTTGGAATAACTACATCTAGTGATATAGAACCTAATTATGCTAAGGCTTATGGGGAAAGAACAGCAACAGGAGTGACAGATGTATGTATGTTAGCAAACAAAATAGGTATGCCTTATCAACCACATTATCCTGCTTTTTACGCTACCAATCCATTTATGGATAAGTGCAATGTAGAAGGTAGTAGGTGGAATCATAAGAAGCACCAATTCAGCGATATTACTTTAGTGCATCCAGTAGATATGGAAAGAGGGAAAATGATTAATGTGCTTGCTGGAGATGCTTCATCCATATATGATATGGATAAATTAGCATATAAGAAAGATACAGAGGAAGAAGAATATTATAAGAAATTTAAAATAACAGCACCATTTAATTTCCTTAATAATAGTACAAATATAAATTATTGTATAGCTATTAGATGTTATAAGACAACAGAATAGAGGTGTTATAGATGCCCTTGCATACAATTCCCTTGTGTAGTTTTAAATATGCAAGGGATACTTATTCTAGTGCTAATTTTAAATACGATACCACATGTAAAATAGAAAAAGAAGAAACTAAATTGTTTTATAAAAGTAAATTAGTTGATATAGATAAAATCAAGGAAAATAAACTCTTATATATAAATTTAGAAGATGTTTTAAATAAAGAAGATAAAAGGTATCTATATAAAGAAAATTCCATTATAAATAAGAAAAAAGATATATCTTTAGAAGATACACATATTATAAAATTTAATAAAAATAAATATATAACACTAAAGAAAACGGAAGATATCAATGTAAATATAGAAATAGATATGAAATTTGAAGATACAAAAGGTATTAATATAAATATAGAAACTGATAAGAATTTATTAGAGATTAGATATATTAAATTAAATAAAAGTAGTAAGAGTGTATATTTATCTATAGATAGAGAAAATTTACAATTATATAAATTTGAAAGCATATATACAGATAAAATAGCAGAAAAAGAAATATCTAAAGACCAATTTATACAAAATTTAGAACTACGGAAAAGCATAAATATAGAAAAGCATAGAAGTAATTATTTAAATAGGATTTATTCTAAGGAAATTGATATAGATAAATTAAGATTCATTGAAAAGTATGGAGTTAAAAATATAGATAAAGATAGATATAGCTTTATAGATAGAGTTAATTTAAATGAAATAGATACTATAAATAATAAATCAATGGTGAATAGAGATGTAATAACGGATATAACAAGGAATATGGATACAAGTAATTTAAGTAGAGTAAATATTAAAGAAGTAGGTAAAATCTATAGAACTATACTAATGTATAAAATTCTGCTTAAAGATATGGATAAATATAAATATAAGGATAGCTTAAACAGGATTTTAATTAAAAACATACGTAAGGATATGCAGAGAAAATACCTCTATAGAGAAGAATTGAAGGCTATGGACAAAAAATATGAAAAATATTTAGATAGAGATGCTCTAACTTATATATTCAATAATCATGAAAAATATTTAAATTACTTACCTTTAGTAAATATATATAAGCAGATGGATAAAGATTTATTAAACATAAGTATATGGGATATATATAAAGAACATGATAAATATTTAAATGGTAGTCTTGTAAAAAATATCTATAAATCTAATAAAAACAAATTTATAGAGGTAACTAAAAGATGGTGGTGGTTAAGACCTACTGCTCCAACAGATAAACTGATTATTCCTAGTAAAGATTATGAAAGAATGAAAGAACTATTATTAAATCCTAGCTATGAATATCTGAGATTTAATAATCACCCTATAGAATGGGGTACAGGTTGGGGAATAGATTATAATATACCATCTATAGCAGTATCAATTGAAATTATGGTTGATTTAGTAAATATATTAATAATGATATGGCACAAGAATACACAAGCATGGCTAAATTGTAGTGGTAAAGAAGCTATACAGTTTATTATGGAATTGTTTTACGATTGGTATACTATGGCTACATCAAAACCTAATGCGGATTATTACAGAGTCTACAAATGGATTAGGTGGGAAGCTGAAAAGGTATATTTCTTAGATACAGAAAATGGACTACAGGCTATAGGAATACTTATAGCAAATTTAATAGATTATCTAAAACAACATAATTTTGATTTAGTACCTATTTGGAAGAATGTTAAAGCTATGGATATAGAAAGAAATTTCAATAGAGTACCTAAAAATGGCGACTTAATGAAAGATTTAGATAAGATAAAAGGCAACAGACACTATATGATTGAAACACAAAACTTTGAGAAAAAGAATATTTTAGGGAGGTAATATACATGATAGAAAGCTTAATAGAGTTTAAAAAGCCTAGACAAAAGATGTGGGGAATATTAAAAGGTAAAACTTTAATTGAGTTACCTTATGGACATGAAACAGACGGAGAAGGTGAGGAATTAAAATCTTATGCAACAAATTGCTATGAGGACGCATTAGAGCAAGCACATACCTTATTAGCACAAGGAACAGGGACTAAGAATATACAAGTAGTGGAATTTGTACCATATGATTATATTATGCAGCCTAGAGTTTAGGAGTTGATAATATGAAGCTTATAAAAGTTAAAGATGGATTACTGGAAGCTGAGAATTTTTTCTTAGCTTCTTCTTTTTCTGATTTTGCTGGAAGTGCAAATACAACAAGAGATATAAAAACAGGTAAATTAAAATTAACTTCTAATAATAAAATTGAAAGAAAATTTGATTATAGTGAATTTGTAATTGAGCTTGAAAAAGAAAACTTTAAATCTATGAATGATTATGATTACTCAATGCTCTATTTAGGAAATAGTGATTATACATTTGGGATAAAAGACAAAGAATTAAATGACCAAAATAAGTATTGGAAAATATTAAAAACAGATAATTATATACAAGCTTATATTAGTAAAGAAGGTAAGGAATACACCAATATAGGTGGTATGGAATTTTCTGAACCCATTACAAAACAAGGTTTTATGAAATACTCCAATGAAAATTTTATATTAAACAATTATAAAGTGTATGCTAATCCTTATGTTACTATACAGAACTTCCTTGAAAATACTATATGTGAATTATATGATTTAGAAGGAAATCTATTAAAGACTAGAGTATTTGGTGAAAACTTAGACTGTAAAGTATTTTTAGAGGGTAACATGGAAGGGTATTTTACATTTAAAGACCAAGAAGGGAATGAAATTTATACATCAACACATCTACATCTACAATACGGTGATATTTATGTATTTAGTCCATATAATTTTGAAATTATATACCATGGAAATGTTATAACTAATGTAAATCCAGCACTATTACAGGACTTAGAGGAAATGATTACTATTAAAAATATAGGAAATAAAGACTATAAAGAAATTAAAATAGGTACAGAAACATCTAGTAATGATTTAATACAACTTAGTTTTGATGGAGAACATTACTTTGATAACTTAACTATAGATAGCATAAAGCAAGGTGAGAGTATAGATATAATTATAAAAATAATTAAAAATGTAGAAAATAATAACTTTAATGTTAGGGATTTTCAGTTAATTATAAATGAATAGGAGGTGTTTATGTGAGTGAGTTTTTTAATGTTGTTTTAGATAAAGATGTGGTACTTGATGACAGTATAATATCTAATAAATTAGGTTGGACAAGTGAAAAAATATACAAAGAAATAATCAATAAAAGAATAACTAAGTTTGAAGAACTTGAAGATGTAGATGTAGTAAGCAAGCAGGATAAGCAGTTAGTAGCTTACAGTGAAGATACAGGAAAATTTACAACAATAGATAGTTCTGAGGCGGGAGAAATAACAGGAGTAGGTTTAAAGCAAATATCCAAAATGGGTATAGTAGGTAGTCCAACAGAACCGCGAATAATAAATATTTCTATAAACACTATAGATTTTAAAGTGCCTAGGGTAAATGTGTTAAGAATGGACGATGGTGATAAAGGTATTATAGTTACTAAGAATAGTTTTACAAATGGCGAAAATAATGATTTTGAAGCGGATAAATATATTCAATTTGATGGAAAAGCATATCTAAAAACAGAATACTATGAAAAGTGTGATTTGCTACAGGATACAAGCGAAGGAACAGAATATATGATAGAAATAGATTTTGATGAATTTAAATCAATAGAAGGTTTACAATTTATGGAGGATGGTGTTATGCGAAAGCTTAAAATTAAAGCAATTCCACATGATAGACTGCTTATTCCAAAGGGTGACATGAACCTGTCTAATGTAAGAAATATAGATTATTTTAAGATAAATGGTAAGGGGATAAATATAAGGATTGTTTGTAGTGCAGACGGAGGAAAAACGTGGAAAACCTTTAAATCAGAAAAGTGGGTAAATATAAATTTAGAATTAGAAAATGTAAGAGAAAAAGGTATGACTATTGATTTATTCAATAGTATTAACGGTGTGTTTTGGAATGAGCTAGTTACAACAAAGAGAATAAGATTTGCTTATTTATTTTGTATAGATACTATTGATGATGTAGAAGAGCTAGATGAATTATTATTACAGTATGATAGCGAAGGTAAGTGGTTACAAGCTAAGGAGGATACATTTGATGTAGTATATGCTAGTAATACATTGTTGCAGGTATTTGTAAAATTTAGTGGAGATATAAAAATTAATTATTAAATAATAGAGGTAAAAAGCATGGCGAACTATAAAAGTATAATACCGAAAATGACAGGATACACAGATAAGGAAACTGGTATTACAGTAAGTGGAAGTGGTAAAGACTCCCCAACATATCCTGTATGGGGAGCTTTTGATGGCAAAGAAAGTAGTAATTATACAGCAAGTTATTCGGTGAATGATGATAAGTGGATTAAAATAGATTTTAGGAAAAAATACATGATAAGAAAATATGAAATTTTTTCCCCATGGGGTGCGGGAAACTATGAACCTAATGATTTTAACCTTGAAGGTAGTAATGATGATGCAAAATGGGATGTGTTACATGAAGTAAGAAATAATACTCTAAAAGAAGCATGGCTACGTTATGAAATAGAAAATAGAAAATCATATCGATTTTATAGATTAAACGTACTTAAGACACGAGATAAAAGTCGACTTTCTATTGGAGAAATAAAGTTATATATCGACTTAGATATTCCACAAATTAAAACATTATTTTTACTACAAGATAACGAAGGAAAGCATTATACAGTAAAAAGTGAATTTTATGATAAAGATAATGAAAAATTTATTCCTATAGAAGAGATTGGAAATAAAATACTATTAACTAAAGAAGATTACCATAAATATGGTTTTGATGATGTAGAATTAATTACCAAAGATATGACCATTGATGAGGATATTTTCAAACCTATTGATAAACTAAAAGGTAAGTTTAAATTGAGAATATGGGAAGATAAGCAGATTTAAAATTAAAATATTATAAAGGTGAATTGAAAGGATCATAAATAGGTCTTTTTTTTATTACTTATTTTTAAGAGAGGTGCAATATGGAAAAAGAAAATTTAATAAAAACAATAGTGGCAAGCATAGGAACAGGACTTACATGGCTATTTGGAACATGGGATACTGCAATAGGTATCCTTATTTTATTTATGGTTTTAGACTACATTACAGGATTATTAAGAGGGTATATAAATAAAGAGTTATCTAGCAATATAGGTCTTAAAGGGATAGCAAGAAAGGCAGTAATATTTGTAGTGCTAATTGTGGCAGTAAGCCTTGATAGACTTATAAATACAGAAACATGGGTATTTAGAACCCTTGTTTGTTATTTCTATATTGCCAACGAAGGGATTAGTTTACTAGAGAATTGTGCAACTCTAGGTTTACCAATACCAGAAAAGATAAAGGAAGCATTATTGCAACTTAAAGAAGGCAATAAAAAAGAAATTAAGAGGGAGGATTAGGAAAATGAAAATAGGTATAGATTATGGACATACTTTAAAGGGTTATGATACTGGAGCAATAGGTAATGGATTTAAAGAACAGGACATTACAAGAGAAGTAGGGAAAATAGTTACTTCTAAATTAAGAGCTTTAGGACATACAGTTATAGAATGTGCAATAGATAGTGCAAATAGTGTAAATGAAAGTTTATCCTATAGAGTAAATAAGGCTAATTCTAGTAATATAGATTTATTTATATCCATACATGTAAATGCAGGAGGAGGACAAGGAACAGAAATATATACCCATAACAATGACACTTTTACAGAAGCACAGGAAATTTTAAAGAATATAACAGCTTTAGGCTTTAATAAAAGAGGGGTTAAAGATGGTAGTAATTTATATGTAATAAGAAATACAAAAGCTAAAGCAATGTTAATAGAATTATTCTTTATAGATAGTGCAGATGTAGAGATATATATAAAAGTAGGTGTAGAAAGAATAGCTAGTGCAATTGTAGAAGGGATTGTAGATAAGTCTATACCTAATAATAGTAATTGGTATTCTTTAGATGGGAAGTACGGAATAGTAACTGCAAAAGATGGTCTAAATGTACGAGAAAGTAAATCCACTAATAGTAAGATATTAGACACTTTAAGTTATGGAAAGAAAGTAAAGCTCTATAGAAAAGAGGATAATTGGGTACATATTTATTATGGGGCACATGGTGGTTATATGTATGCTGATTATATAGACATATTGTAGGAAAGAAGGTAGTTCTTAGCTTATGTTAGGAACTACCTTCTTTTCAGTTTCATTTCTTATTTATATTTATTTAGATTTAATTTTTTCCCAGTACTCAAAAACATTTCTAACTTGCAAAGGTTTTTGAATTACTTTTTTTGCACTTAAGGAATCGGTATCACTTGCAGAAAAATATACAACATTTCGTATATTAGGATTTTCGTTAATCATTTTGAAAATATGACTATCATTATTTGGCGACATACCTATTATGTGTAATTCACCATTAATTGATTTAAATTGCTCTATCGGATACTCGGTATGTCTTAATTCAGGGTACTCTAATTTAGCAACAATGGATTTCGCAATAGAAATTTCATTTTCATTTGTTGAGTTTTTTAATTGCATGAATTTCTGATGAACTTCAGCATCTAAAGGATTTTGTATTCTTGCCACTATAGAATCCATTGCCATATTACCATTAGAATAGACTTTAATATCATTCATTTTGCAATCTCCAGAGAACCCCATTATAGCATTACAATAAATATGCTTCATGCTTGGAATAATCTTTGGGGGATTATCGTTTTGTTGAGATAAATACCCAAGTAGTGTTTCTGGTATATATGTATCATCTAAAGTTTCAAAGTCACCATGAAGATGATATACACATTTTTCAGTTAATTTATCGAGATTTGTATCGTAATTTACGGTGAAAATATCTTTGTATAAGCTTAATTCTTTAGCGTAACATCCCATTTTTGAGTATAATGTTTCAATTTTACCGTTATTATATATTGTGTCAAGGAAAATCCATTTTAATCCATCAAAAAGTAAATTTATAGGAATAGCATCCTCACGAAATCTATTATTAAATAGTTTCATAGCAAAAAAATAATCCTCCATACCAACATCCAATACGTCCAGTGGTTTATTATTATACCTTTTTGACATTTCAATTAGTGTTTGTATTTCATCTTCATTTTCAGTCCATCTAATAGCATAAGTCCCTTTCATCATCTTTTTAAATTCATTATTTAAACCAGTCAATACACTTAGCAACTCATAAGAATCAACAGAGCCCTCAAATACATCTTTGTATCTCTCAGCTTCTAAATTTTGAATTAGACGTTCAATAATTTTGAAATTTTTATAATCATCATTTTCGCTAAAAGCAATATTTATTCCGTTACCAATTAAAACATTACGTTCTATCATAAATAACACCTCCCTAATTTATAAGCAAATTAAACCTTATAATATAAAAAATGTTCCTTAAATGACTAAATATTCTAAATTATTATAACATATTAATTATAAGATTGAATGAAATAGTTTTTATATACTTTGGAAATAAAGCTATCTTTTTTATTTTATTTGTCGAAAAGTTTTTATAAAATATTCCTAAAATGTATTGATTTTCTATACTATCGATAGTATAATATAGTTAAAGGAGGTGATAAAGTTGGCAAACAAAAAGAAGAAGAAAAAAGGAACAAATATTAAGGATTTAATACAGTTAATAACTTGCCTAGTAAACTTGCTAATAGCTGTAATAAATCTAATACTTATCTTAAAAAAGTAATCATAAGGAAGGGTTAACAGCCCTTCCGTTCCTTAAATCTTCTTCTTAACTTTATTATAACATAAAAGTTAAGGAGGTAAACAGTATGAAAAAGATGGATAAGGTAATGACTATAGTAAATATAACAACTGTGATAGTAAATTTGGTGATTATGATTATATTGTTATCGAAATAGGGAGGTAATATTTTTGAGCGAACAAATGGAGCAAAATAAACAAACTGAAGCCAATAAAAAATGGCAGGAAAAGAATAGAGAGAAATCTCGGTATTTAAGGGATAGAAGCACATCAAGAGGTTTCATAAAGAATAGGGCAACAAAAGAAGATTTAGAAGAATTAAAGAAGCTTATAAATGAAAGAGAAAATAGCATGGGAAGTTTAAATGAAAATTAAAGAGAAAAATAGTTTAAAAGGTAGTTTCTAGAGTGAAATCTAGGGACTACCTTATCTTTGGTTTGTAGAGCTTTAGGCATTTATATCTAAAATGTGTATAATATGTTAATATATAATTTGTATATTAAACTTTTTAGGAGGAGAATTATGAAGAGTATAAAGAAACTAGTAGCTATAGCTTTAATTGGAACATCAATATTTGCAGTAGGATGTACAAGTACAGCTACAAATGACACAAGTAAAGAAGGGACTAAGCAGGAAGAAAGTGTAGAAAAAATTACACCGAGTGAAACTGCTATAGAGTTAACAGTAAATACACTAAAACAAGATGAATTAGTTAAGGATGCTGCCATTACTATAAAAGATGATACTATTAATATAGCTATACAGGTTAATGATGCAACAAATAAAGACAAAGCTAAGGATTTAATTGATACAGCAATAAGGCAATTAGGCTCTCACAGTGGTGGCAAAACACCAAACAAAGAATATTTAGGACAAGTTTGGGATAGTTGGAATGGTTTTATTAGAGTTTTTAGTGGTGAAAATACAGTAATTCAAGATGGAAATATCGAAAAAGGTAAGCAAAAAGTAACATATTAAATAATAAAATGAGGAGGATTATTAGGGATTATACCTAGTAATCCTTTTTGTTGTCCTAATTATGTCCTTGAATGACTATATAATGGTAAGTAAACTAATATTATATAATGCACATAAAAAATGACATCAATGGGGGAATTATATGTTTATAACTGTTGTAAATAAAGATGGCAAAAGAAGGGTTATTATAAAGAAATAAAAAACGATAGATATTTAGTCTATCGTTTTTTTAAATTTATCTAAGGCTGAATTTACAACCTTTAGATGATTAGCATTAGGAATATACCTAGTGAATAAATCATATGTAAATCCTTCACTGTATCCTAAGTATTCTCCAACTTCTCTCCAATTCTTAGCTCCAAGATAAACTCTAAGTTTTTTTAATTTATCTTGTATAGAATCTTCCTTTAGTGTATATAATTTTAAATATTTAATATGATTTACTCCAAAGTAATCACAGATTTTTTTCCAATAGTAATAAGGTACATCTATTTTATTTTGTTCTACATGCATTATTGTAATTTCAGATATAGATGTTTTTTCTGCTAATTGTTTTTGAGTAATATTATTCTTTAATCTTAGTTCTCTTAATTTAGTTCCAGGAGTATTATTTTGTGTATCATTTTTATTATATATAATAGGAAGGAATTCTTTTCTTAGGTCAAACTTACTATCTGCACCCAT